TTTCTCCTGGTAGCCCGTGGCCGCCTGCTGACCGCGATACTCAAGAGCGGCTTGCCATCTACAGGCGCAACGAGCATCTTTTCGAAGGCGACCACGAGAAGGTCTGGCAAGACGAACTCAGGAAGCTCCGAGGCGACAAGCGAGGAGACCTCCGGCTCAAGCTCAACTATTTCCAGCTCATTAGCCTCTTCTGGGCGGATATGGCCGTCGGTGAGACGCCCGATGCCAAAGCGGACGAAGATCAGACCGCGCAGGCCGACGCCCTGCAGAGGATCATCCAGTGGACCGACCTGTGGAGCGTCATGGACGATGCTGTTGTGGACATGTCCACTTACGGCGATGCTCCTCTGAAAGTCCGCTACCAGGACTATGGCATAATCGAGAACGTGCCGCCCGAATACTGGTTTCCTGTGGTGGAAGCAAGCAACGTGAAGCAGGCAAAGGCCCATGTCATAGCCTACGAGTTCGATGATCCGGACCAGAAAGATCATGGTATATCGATTCAGCAAATGGTGTCTGCCAGCAGAGCCAACCAGCTCACAGATGCTCAGATAGCTGCCGTCGATAGTGGGCTCTCTCTCAGCTCCGGCAAGACTTCTTATCTCAAGGTCGAAATTCATACAGTTGGCCGGATCGAGCACCGGCTCTACAGGCTGAAGGACAAGAAGATTGAGGCCCAGATCGAGCTATCAGAGTTTCCGGATTTCGGGCTGTTGCAGCCCGTCGAGGAAACGGGATTAGACGATTTCGCTATCATTGTCCTCCACAACACGACATCTACCAAGAAGTATCATGGCAAGGAGGACTACTCGATCTTTCTGGATGTAATCAAGGAGTTGGAAACCAGATATCCCCAGGTCTTCTTCATCCTGGATAAGCATGCCGATCCCTCCATGTACGGCCCGCCGATGGAAGAACAAGACCCCCGAGACGGAGAGTACAAAGTTCAGGGAGGTTCACGGTATTTCACGCTCGTGGACAAGGAGCAGGCAGTACCTGGCATGATCACCTGGGACGGAAACCTGGATGCCAGTTTCCAGACCATCGCCGGCGAGGGCTGGGGGCTCATGCAGAGGTTCTACGAGCTGTCCGAGACCTCTAAGGTATGTTTCGACTCATCCGCTGGTGGACAGGGTCTCAGCGCCCAGGCCCTCAGGCTCATGATGTGGAAGCCTCTGAAGAAGGCTAACAAGATCCAGAGGCGGCTGACGCCGGTGGTCCAACAGCTCATCAGGCTGGTGTCCCTGACAGAGGCCAAAATGGGCATGAAAGATGCCGTGGTGATCGAGAATGTCAAACTCAATTGGCATGATGGCATGCCTGTCGATGAGCAGGCGGATGCCTTAACGGCATCTACGCTTGTCACTGGCGGCGTCCGGAGCGCCCAGGGGCTCATGAGGGACCGCGGGATGCCCGAAGACCAGATCGCCCAGGAACGGGCAGAAATGACAGACATGGTTTTATGAATCTTAATAATCTTCTCCGGGCTTACGATGCCCTGGGCCTCCCAAAGTTCCCGATCACGGTGAACCTTGAGCCTACCAACGCCTGCCAGCTCCGATGCAAGACCTGTTACCGGCAGGGGCGGCCAACGGGTTTCATGTCGCCGGAGACATTCGACCTGGCGGCAAAACAGATCTACGAAACTCCGTCCATCTCGATTATAAAGCTCTTCCTGGCCGGCGAACCGTTGCTGCATCCCGGTCTTTCGGGGATGGTTGACCACTTCTCCGAGAAGAAAACCAAGCTGGGAAAGCGATATTGGACTCAGATTAGTACCAATGGCTCCATCCCGTTCTCTGACTACGTTGATCGAGTCGATTCCATAAATGTCAGCCTTGGAGGGCTGGGCCGGAAGCACGAAGCCAACCGGGCAGGATCTTCCTGGGAAATGGTGCACCAGAACATCATGGACTGTGCCGAAACCAGGCGACTTAGGACTAAACTGTCTGTCAATATGGTACAGACGGATGAGACGGAATGCGAAATTGAGCGGTTCTTGGACTACTGGCAGGACAGAGTAGATTCCGTTTTCGTGGCTCGATACCATTCGCCCAAACTGGCGATATCCGGCGCTTGCCAGAAGCGCGGGCGGTGCTTGTACCTCCATCACAGCATAGCGATACTCTGGGATGGCCGGGTCACCACCTGCTGCTCTGATCTCCAGGGCGAGAATGCATACGGCAATGTCCATGAGGGTCACTTGCGAACAATGTCCCAGCCGTCCGGGCCTCTTTGTGAGACCTGTGACGTTTGGAAGATTTAGATTTCTGATCATATAGCTTACTCTGAGCTTGTCAGAGGGTGATTTTTCGATGACTGAAAAGGAAACAATCGTATCTGAAGGCAGCCAGCCCGCTGCAGAATCCCAGGGCGGACAACAACCTGCAGAGCAGGGGAAGACGTTCTCTACGGAGGACGTAGATCGAATCGTCCAGGAGCGTCTCAAGTCAGATCGGGAGAGCTTGGAGAAAGAGCTGGGCCTGGGCATGAAACTCAAGGACGTTAAAGCCGTCCTGAAGGCCCACAAAGAGGCGGAAGATGCCAAGAAATCCGAACTTGAGAGGCATGTCGAGAAGAACAAGGAGCTGGAAGGAGCACTAACGGCCACTCAGGCCGAACTTCTGAAGCTCCGGCTAGCAATAGATGCTCAGATTCCGGCGGACAGGCTGCCAAAAGTTCTGAAGTATGTGAACGGCAGCACCGAGGAAGAGATAGCGGCCTCTATTGCGGAAATTAAAGCTGATTGGGGATTGATCGCACAACCACCTGGGAAGGTTGGCGCAGGCGCGAACCCGGCGAACCCGGCGACCCCGCCAGGATCTAACCTAGCCGGGATGACAAGAGCCGAACTTGCTCAAAAAAGCAAGGACATTGACTGGTATCGAAAGAACCAGGACGCTATCATGAAGGCTCTTGAGAACGGAGAAATCAAGTAGGAGATACCTTATGGCAATTGACAATTTCATTCCTGAAATTTGGGCTAACGAGCTCCAGATGGCCTTAGAGAAGGCGCTGGTGTTCGCTCAGCCTGGCATAATTAATCGCGACTACGAGGGCCAGATCTCCCAGGCAGGTGACACTGTCCGTATCAACCAGATCGGCGACATAACCGTAAAGGCCTACACCAAGAACGGCTCCATCGACGCTCCCGAGACTCTGACCGGCGCTCAGCAGGTGCTGGAGATTACCGAGGCGGACTACTTCAACTTCGAAGTGGACGACATCGACAAGGCCCAGCAGAGGCCCAAAGTCATGCAGTCCGCCATGGCCCGTGCCGCTTACAAGCTGAGGGACGAGGTGGACCAGTTCATTGCCGGTATGTACACTGGGGCCGCCACGGCTAACCTGCTTGGGACCACGGCGGCACCGAAGGCACCCAATAACACCAACGGCGATGCGAACAACGTCTACAAGCTGGTGACCCTCTGCAGGCAGGCTCTTATCAAGCAGAATGTGCAGTCGGGCGGCTGGTGGATGATCGTCCATCCCGAGCTCTACACAATCATGCTGAATGATGATCGCTTCTCCAAGGCGGATGTGAGCGGAACCACCATGGGCCTTCGGAACGGGCAAGTAGGAAACATCTCCGGCTTCACTGTGATGGAGTCCAACAACGTGGAGTACATCGAGGATGGAGATGGGAGCCATGACGTCTACAAGGTCATGTTTGGGACCAGCCAGGCCATAACATTCGCATCCCAGATCCTGAAGGTGGAGCCCTTCCGCCCTGAGGATAGCTTTTCTGATGCCGTCAAGGGCCTGCAGGTGTATGGAGGAAAGGTAGTGCGGCCCGAGTGCCTCGGCGTGCTGAGCTGCTACACTTGAGGTGGATGAAGTCATGAAATCTATTCTATCTATTCTGGTGCTGCTGGCAATGCTGGCAGCTCCTTGCATGGGAGCGGCTAACGTGCTCCCTCAGTATAATCAGACCTGGGCGGACACTGACAATGGCGGGGCCAATATCTGGGACGCTTTTGCGGCCTGGAACACGTTCATATCGACCGACAATGGTAACCAGTTGCTCGTCGTGAACACAACCGCCGCAAGCTTGCTGGGAATTAATCTCACGGTCCACTCCGGCCCGTTCATCCAAGGAGCTCTAGGAGACAAGCTGTACACCCTGAGCGTCAACAAGACTTATATCCTCGGGCCTTTCGAAACCTCCCGGTTCCTACAGACCAACGGAACGATCCTCATCCAGACCAACGCTACCCGAGGAAAAGCCTTCGTCGTGGGGGTGCCTTAGATGGCAGGCCCCATAATGATCACCTACAAGAATACGGTGTCGGGCAGGGATGTGTCCTATGAGGCCGGGTCTCGGATGGATCGGAAAGCCGCCGCCAACCCGAAGAAGTTCAAGAAACTGACCGCTGCCAAACCAGACAAGCCGGAGAAATCCGGCTGAATTATTTTTCTTAATAATAAACTTAGTGGGTGATTATAATATGGCTAAAGTTGCAATATCTATAGCGGCTCAGAACACGTTCACCGATCCTCTGAACTGCCCGCGGGATAGCGTTCTGGTGGTACTGAATCCGACCGGGGGGACGGGCGCGGGCACGGTGACAGTGCAAGTGCAGGACTACACCAACCCCGAAGCCCCTGGGGTCTGGGAAGATTGGGCTAAACAGATTGTCGTTTCGGGCGTCTGCCAGTCATTTATCATCGATATTCCAGTATCCAATCAGAGGATACGGGTTGGATTTCTGACTGGTGAATACACTTCTGGAACGCTTACCGGGAGGATTCAACATTCATGAGCACCCCACTGGTTTACGCTTCTAGGTCTACTGCCAGGGGCGGCTGTTCTGTAGCCGTCCGAGGCACGTACGATCGCAGGATCTTCCCGGCAACGGAAGATCTGGATATGGGCGGGTTCAGGCTGAAGAACCTGGGGGCACCACTAGAAAGCGGCGACGCCGTGCGGTGGGATGACCTGCAAGTAGGCCTGAACTACATTATAGGCGTCGAGTGGGACACATCCAGCAGTTCGCCCGCTATGAAGCATATAGACGCCTACGGGACCGAGATCGTCAAGACTGCTGAGCAGTGGACGGCATGGTTCAATGCTCATCCCATCCACGCGAAC